ATGCAAAGGGGGTGGCCCTTTAAAGACCCCCTCCCCCCTATTTGATTCCCAAACTCCCATGTAAAATATGGCCATTCAAGCCGTTAATTGGCTCAAAACAGCCATAAATATAGCATGAGAGCTTGGGAACACTTATGGAGGATACAACATGAAAATATAGCAATCAAAGGTTGCCACTTTTCTACAGGTTTGGGGTCGAATTCGCTACAAAAATATAGCTAAACAGCAACGGAATCTCTATACACTTTGTTATAGATAGGAATTAGTATGTCTGCATCATGAGGATATAGCTTTACATGCAGACCATAAGGATCAACTTCTAGCAATCTCTGACAACCAAAGTCAACAAGTTCTTCTTGTTCTTCCATAGGCAAGTCACTAGAAGACTTGGACAGAATAGCAATCCATTGATCTGTATGATAGCCATGCCGTGTGTCATGGTCTAGCCACTCGTGGTAGTGTGTAAAGGGATTCCATGGGTTGTCTATAGTAGTAATCATATAATCACCCATAAATATACTCCTTTCTTACTTCTTACCATTAGTGATGTTGTACACACTGCTTGTAGATATACCTAATCTATCAGCAATCTCTTTACCGCTATATCCTTGTGCTTTCATAGCCTTGGCAATAGACTCTTTTGCAGAAGATATAGCTACAGAGTGCTTAGGCATGGCACGCTTTTTAAGCTCATCCATGTCGCAATGCCCAAGTATATTTTCAAGCTTATTTGGAGATATAGCGCGCGCCTGAATAGCTTCCCATTCGCGATCAGAAATAACGATCCGGTCTTTGCCATTAGGATTATATTTTTTCCTGGAAGCCGTAATGGCTTGCCCACTAAATTTACGCTCTTCCTCATAAGTCATCTCAGGATTATCGCGTTTTTGATAAAATAACTTCCTATTAGCGTCAAGCTGCGCTCGTCTTTCTCTTGGTGCGTTCTGAAGCGCTCTCTTATATTTATCGTCAAGAGATTTAACTTCTTCTGCATATTTTTTCTCAGCTTCAGGGTCCTTTTTATATGTAGTGGTGCTTAACCACTCTTTTCTTGCAGCATTTCCTAAAGCCTTCATTTGGTTAGCATATTCTGCGTAGTACTTCTCTTTTAAATAACCGGGGTTATCTTTGCTTCCACCAGACGTAAGAGAATATGCATCGGAGTAGAAATCCATCTTTCTGATTTCACTGGTCTTGCCTTTTGTTTTAAGCTCTCCCTTAAAATCAGATTCTTCTGCATAACGGCGGACTTTCTTTCCAGGATTAGCAGGATCATTCACTAAATAATATAGTCTGTCACTGTTCTTATCCCGATTAACAATAACCTTGCCGCCCTTCTCATACTCTTTTTCAGAAATATACTTTCTTATTGGCTTACCAGTGGTTGCATCCACATCGTCGTAATATGACAGACCAGTCTTTCTTTCCTTCTTGACAGTTACATATTCACCAGTAGAAATAAGACGATCCTTAATATTACCGCTAGTGGTGGTCTTGCCAGTAGTCTTAAATATCTTCTCACCAGTTTCAGGATCTATAGATCTCTTTATTTCTCCGGTCTTCGGATCCATAGACTCCTTTGTTGCAAACCAGTCTTTTCTCTGGTCTACATGGATAGGACTCTTTGCTCTGGATATGATAGTAGAAGCTCCGCCAGTTTGATATATTTCCTTAAGCTCTTTGATTCCATTTTCTTTCTCAGACCGTTTCCAGTCGAGCTCGTGCTTTTCAGCATCAATAACAACCATGGAATGTTTAACGGCTCTTGCAATATGATCATCCGGCGCACCTTTAAGCGTCATATCCGTAATAAGATTGGATACTTTACCCATCTCCTGCTGTTTGAGCTTATTGGTAATAACCTGCATTCCCTCATATTTAGGATATGCTTCCTGAGGATCAAAATCCTTAAGCTCTTTTAAAGAGTCTTTAGATTTGATCCTTACTTTGCTACTAAGTGGAATAACGACAACAGTATCGCCATCGAAATCAGCGCCTGACAATTTAGCAGCATTTTTAGAATTAATACCAACAGCATCCGGCACATCGCCTAATATCTTCTGTGCCACAGACCCTTTGTTTCTAACTGTAAGCTCAGCTATCTCAAATGGTCCTGCGTGGGGATATCGAATGCATGCAACCCTAGTTCCGTCTTTGTAGTTAGGCGCATATATTTCGTTATCCTTAAGTTCAGGAAATGGCAAAATAACATGTGTCTGCTGACCAGGAAATGGTGCCGCTTTAAGTTCAGCTGCTGCAGAGTCGCATTTGTCACCAAACTGAATAAGAAGATTTTTCTTAATAACAGGATTTTCCAATCCTTTGATCTCTTCGTATTCAAGTTTCTTATATTTTGCGGCTAAGCCAAGCTGTCTTTCGATAAGCTCTTTAGGCTGCTTGGATAAGAACTGAGAAGCAAGATTTTTATCCCACTTCATCCATGTGCCTTCGGCATTAACTATATTTGCGGCGGAAACATGTCTCGTTCCATCTGGAGCATCATACTGAAGCTGAGAAGATATCTTATCATCAATACTTGCGCCAAACGGATTATCCCAATTGATCTCTTTAGTACCGTCTGCATTCTTCTTGGTCTTCATCTGCTTTAAGACGGTATTATCGCCTTCGCCAAGCATGGGAGTGCCTTTGTGTTTATTTGTATTGAATATGACATCGTATCCTTCAGGAATATCGTCAGAATACCGACACATGCCTTTAAGATAATGAGTATTATCAACGCCCATTCGTATCTGGGCATAACGAGATGCTCCGATTGAAATATCATCTACTCCGGGGCGAATCTCAATAAGACCATCTTTCTCTTTACCGCCATCTTCGGCATACCTGATTAAGACTCTGTCTGAAGATATACACTCTACTTTGCGAAGACCAAGCTCTGTAAGATCGCCGTTACCATCATAGACTTTGGGTTCATCTTTTACTCTGGCAATATCGAATTTGTGCTCAAGCAGATCAGAATATGTTACATCCGGAGCGGTGAGCGTCTTGATGGTAACCATGTTGCCAGGAGAGCCCATGTTACGAATATAAACAAGTTCCTGATGATAGCCCTTATCCTCAAGCAGAGCAATGGCGTTATTAAGATTACTTGAGTTTGTACCAAGCTCAAGCTCGGTTCCCGGGCCTACATCAATATACTTCTTCTTATCGACCAAAGCTTTCAAAATATCAGCCGTCTGTTCAGCGGCATCTCTCTTACCAGATTTAAAGTCGTTGATCCATCCTCTGATAGTAGACTCATTTACAGCCTTGCCAGTATCTGTAAATTTTGCCATCTCTTCGCCGATCTTACGCTTGCTCCAGTCAGGATGGTCTTCTTCATATTTAGCAGCCATCCTCCTAAGCTCAGCAGTACGATTCTTTGTAGCAACGGCATAATCTTTGGCAAGCTTGTCTGTTGATGGTTCTCCTTTCTTATTTACGCACCCAAGCTTTTCAGCTATTTCAATCTCTTTAAGTCCCTCTCGCCTGAGTTTGCGGACCTGATTGTAAAAATCGAAATATCGCTGATAGCCATCTTCTCCAGATCCCCAGGGATACCGTCCAGAATGCCCGCCATTAAGATGACCAACGCCATAATGTGATAAGAAATCACCAGTCTCATCAACGAAGTACACTACCTTCACCCCTTTCAAACTTACTCGCAACGTCGTTTATATGTAAAATAGTATTGAGCAAGGATTTAATTTCTTCGCCTGTAGGCTGCTCAATATATATTTCGCCATTTTGATAAATCCGAGCTTCAAAGTTAGTTTTAAGAGGGTCGAGTCTGTTCTCATAACAGTATAAAGCGGAATAAATAAAGACCTGCTCAATCTTGGCAGGCCTTGAACCGGTTTTCAGATCAGATATTCTAAGCAGATTGTCTTTAGGATAAAAACGAACAGCATCTGCAGTCCCCTCAATTAGCTTGGATACCGAGAGCTTTTGCTCAGATTCCATCCTAAAGCCTATTGAATCACAAACAAACATCTTCACAGATAAGAACGCTTCCCCGGGAAGATATCGAAGATGGTTAAGAAATGTCGAGCCAATTTTAGGATCGTACAGCTTTGATGTCTCCATCATGTACTTATCGTAAATATAACTCTTAACTCCTCTCTCAACTTCTCTTATACCGGAGGGCTTGGATCCTAATATAATCTGATGCGATGCCCATTCGTGTATCTCCGTTCCAATATCCGAACGATACTTGTTCTTGAATGCTTCAATAACCTGCGCATCCGTATACCGTACCCATGATGGTTGGCTAGGAGGGAACGGCGCGTGCGAAATGCTTGTCGAGCTCATGAAGTATTACCTCCTCGTTCTCAGGAAAAATATAAGCGGCAAACGACATCTCGTTTAACCGCTTAACATACCTTGGCTGATTAGCCCTTGTTCCTGTTTGTTTTTTAAGTGCTTCTTTCTCGCTCTTCTTCACCTCAAGCACGGCCCAATAATCTTTATACAATATCGTAAGATCAGGAATGCCACTCTTGTAATTTGGGTCATTCTTTAGAACCATACAGCCGGGATAGCGATCTTTAAGCTTTTTAATGAGATCCTTTTGAAAGTCTCTCTCAAGCATTAAATCACCACCCTTCAAAGAAAAATGAGAACAAAATTGCTTGTTCTCTTTCCTATTCTATTATAGGCGAAAAAATGCGCGCGAAATTGTTACAAAATTGTTAAGTTGCATTGTCTCTAAAATTACCTACATTACACCATCCGCACATGTCGTCATCGAACCAGTTTTCAAACTCGGCTTCCAATATACTTCCGCTATAGCCACGGTCGACTAAATAAGCTTTGAAAATATACTCGGAATCAATAACGTCAAAGTCTTCATCACACATATCACACTTCTTCATGTCAACCTCCTTAGCCTATAGAAATATAAACTAAGGAGATTGTACGTCACCTGCGTTTGACTTTCAAGTAGGTGTTCTCGTTAAAGGATCTCTTTTGCTTCAATGCTCTTGCTATTGCCAGATCAATGGGAGCGGCGCTCGAAAGATGATAGTAATATAACTCATCAAATGGAGTGTTCATCCTATCGATCCTTCCTTCCGCCTGCTTGGTCATGCGATAGCTGTAGGACTGTGAGAAGAATATCATACAGTTGGTAGTTATGCAGTTCCATCCTTCGCACCCGGCAGAATATTGAACCAGGTAAAACCATCTTTCAGAGGAAGGTACTTCAGAGTGTACTTCTCCGTTCCATTCGCCATACTCAATGCCAAGTTCTTGTGCGACTTCTCTGAGCCTGTGGAGCTCATAGGAGAAGTTGTAAAAGATGATGATTCTTGTATGGCTTTCAGCAGCTCGTCGAACAAAATCGTATCTACTATCATTATCGTTTGCTACCTTTCTAAGTAAATAAAAGAGCTTACCAGTTTCTTCAATAGGCTCATCATCATATGGATCCCATCTGTCTTTCCAGACCGTCTTATACAAAACCTTATCGTAGTTGAAGCGCAAATATAAATGCTGAGGATGTGTGTGCCTGTCAACAGGAAGAGGAATGGAAATGTCGGCTTTGTGTTTTAAAAGCATACTCTCGTCAAGATACTTCTCAATCTTCGGGTATTTGGCAAATCTTGAGAATACACAATGCACCCTGTTAAACTCAGTCTTGTTCTTATAAAACCCGTTTGCCACAAAGACAGGAATATAATCTTCCCACTTATCGCCAGGTGTTGCGGAGAGAAGTATCCACCTGTTCTTCCTTGCTATGTTTAAAAACGCCTTTACCCAAGCGCCCGAACCTACGACTCTTTGCTCATCAAATATAAAGAACGCGCCATACACATCTTTATACTTCTTGATATTGTTCCATGAGTCAACTACAACCTTCCTTTTTATCTTAAAAGGCAAAGCCTCGTCTTCCCACTCTTTAGAGTCTCTTTTCTTTGCTGTTGTAATAATATAAAGATCGCGGTCAGGGCAGTCTTTAACATAGTAGGCCAGAGAAGTTCTGCTCTTTCCTGACCCAACGTCGCCGACAAGAATACAGCCATTCTTCATCTTCCTTACTGCATCAATCTGATGAGCGTTAAGTTCAATATTCATCGCTGTACCCAAGCCTTTTCATTTCTCTCTCTCTTTCTTCTTCCCGTTCCAACACCTCCTCAATGCAATACCTTACAAAATCACTCATAATCAGTCCACGCTTAGTCGTATGCTGAAGGAGTCTGTCATAAACATTATCTGTAAGTCTTATATTGAGCCTGTTGTTCTTCTTTTTGCTCTCCTCTTTTTTAGGACGGCCTATTTTATGGGACACAATTCTTACATTTCTTATCGGCACATAAATACCTCCTTTAAAGTCACAAAGGTGCTTAATTTAGAGGCGACAAAAAATACCTAATTTAGAGGCGACAAAAAAGAGCAACATACTTTTGCGAAAAAACTCTATTTTAAAATTTTTTTTCAGAAATAAATAAAAATGATACAATATATTGCCCAT